AGTTGTCAGATGGTTCATCCGTTACAGTTAAAAGAGAATATAGGTGCACTCTTCCCAAAGATGAGGATAGAAGAGAGTCCGCCCATAAATGGCTTCGTGACCAAGGGTTAGGTGACATTATTAAAAACAATGTTTCTGTAACTTTTGGAAAGGGAGAAGATGACAAGGCACAACAATTGTTGGACCTTGCGGCGTCTAATGGATTTCAACCACAACAAAAATCTGATGTGGCTTGGAATACATTGACAGCCCTATTCCAGGAGCGTGTCGAGTCCGGGCTCGACATGCCTTCTGATGTCTTTAGCACGTGGATTAAAGACAAGACTAAAATAACTCGGAAATAATGGAGAAACAATAATGAGTAATGAAGTAATGGAAAAAAAGAAAGACTCTGGATCATTGGCCTTGTTTGGTAATGATACAGCAAAAGGTTTTGAGAATATGACGCAAGAGGATCTTGCGTTACCTTTTCTCAGAATTTTGGGACAACTATCACCGCAGGTAACTGAAGGGGATGCAAAGTATATAGCTAGTGCGAAGCCAGGCATGATCTATAATACGGTTACCAGCGAACTATATGATGGTAAAAAAGGTATCAGGGTTATTCCTTGTTACTACAAGAAGGATTTTCCAGAATGGTCTGATAGAGGGGATGGTCCAGGTGCTCCTGTGGCAGTTCATCTACCAAACAGTCCGGTAATCCAAACAGGTAAGAGAGATGGTTCTAAAATTAGATTGCCTAATGGTAACTACTTAGAAGAAACAGCCTCTTATTATATTATGGCTGAAACAAAAACAGGTGGGTTTACACCTGCGTTGATTACAATGAAATCAACACAACTTAACGTTAGTAAAAAATGGAATTCAATGATGAAGACCATACAAATACCTAACGGGGATGGTGGGTTTGCAATACCACCAATGCATGGGGTTGTTTATAATTTGTCTTCTGTACTACAAAAGAACGATAAAGGTTCTTGGTATGGATGGGTTGTAAACATGGAACGAATAATGGGATCATCAGATAAATCTTTATATTTAATATCTAAAGATTTTAATTCTAATGTTTCCAAAGGTAACGTGCAAACAAAAGCAGATGTGGAAGAAGTTGCTAAAGATAATGCTCCGTTTTAAGTATTAGATTTAGTAAAGGGGCTCAGTGATGAGCCCCAACAACAACAACAGAAAGAAGGTACAATGAAAGAATATAAAACAGACACAAAAGCCGTAAGATGGGCAGAAAAAAATGAATGGTTTGGTAGAAATAAAAAACTAACTTATCAAGCGTTTGATTTTCATAGGGAATTGGTTGAAGAAATAAAAGTAAATCCAAATACAAAAAAATATTATCAACTCATTGACTTATTAATGAAACCTTTTTTATTAAAAAAAATACCTCAATTTAAAGTTGTGAAAGGAAGGATATTTCGTTATGAAAGAAAAATTTAAACAAATATTTGAGGGATTGAAGATAGCTTACGGCCAATATCAAAAAGGAGAACGAGGGGAAAATGGCAAACAAGGGGGTAAGGCATTTATTGTTAGGGGAAATGTTACAGACGATCTTTGGGAAAACCACCTTAAAGGTGAAGGACCTGCTCTTGGAATTATACCAATTACCGAGAATAATACTTGTCGTTGGGGGTGCATTGATATTGATGAATATGATTTTAATCACCTTATTCTTATTAATAACATTAGGAAATTAAAACTTCCTTTAATTGTATGTCGTTCTAAATCAGGTGGAGCACATGTATTCTTATTTACAAAAGAATTTATATCTGCGTCTTTAATGCAAGGAACATTAAAGAAGATGGCAAAGATATTGGGTTTTGAGGGATGTGAAATCTTTCCTAAGCAAACAGAAATATTAGTGGAACGTGGTGACACTGGTAATTTCTTAAACTTACCATACCACAATGAAATGAAAGGACTGCGTTATGCTATCAACGATAATGGCACCGGTTGTACACTTGAGGAATTTTATAAGCTCTATGATGTTTACGCTTGCAAAGAAGAAGACCTCAAAGAAATTAAAATCGAAGAAAAGAAAATAGAAGAAGCGTTTAAAGATGGACCACCTTGCCTAAATAAATTAGCCTCTGTTGGTTTTGGTGAGGGGTCTAGGAACAATGCATTATTCAATATAGCGGTTTATTTTAAACAATCAAATCCCGATACGTGGGAGGATGAAATTGTAAAATCTAATATGGAATATATGACTCCACCATTAAGTAATAATGAGGTTCAACAACTTATTAAGTCTGTAAATAGAAAAGGTTATGATAAGTATAGATGTAAAGACGCACCTATTAATTCTGTATGTCAATCTGGTTTATGTAGAATGAAACGATTTGGTGTGGGTTTTGGTGAGGAAGAAATGCCAAGTCTTGGAAACTTAACTAAGTATGCATCTAAACCACCACAATGGTTTTTAGATGTTGGGGAAAATAGAATAGAATTAAAAACAGAACAACTTTATATGCCTGGTTTATTTGCCTTAGCATGTTTAGATCAAGCTAATTTAGTAATACCTATTCCAAAACCAAAAGATTGGAAACAACACTTTTTAAAACCAATGATGAATAATTTACAAGAAATTGAACCATTGGAATCTTTAGATCCTATTAATGAGATTACTTCTTTACTGCAGGATTGGACTACCAATAGACAATCTGCAAGAACTATGGATGATATTTTAAATAAACTTCCTTATACAGAAGATAATAGGCAATTCACTTATTTTAGAAGAGAGGATTTTTACAGTTTTTGTAAGAAAAATAACTGGGAACATGATAAAATTAAAACAGGAAACTATCTTACACAGCTAGATTGTTTTGTAGAAGAATTTAGACCAACTATTAAAAACCAACAGCCTAGAGTAATTAAAATTAGAACTATGAAGAAGATAGATGCTTCAGTTTCTAAGGTGGAGTATCAACAAGATGACTTCTAGTATAGGAATTAATTGGTATTTAAAATTAACTCAGAAAATTGAGTTTTTACATAAGAAAGTTAGTAAACTTTTAACAAGGAATAAGTTTTTAGAAAAAAAGCTAAGAAGATACAGATATGAATTAACTCAGAAAATTGAGTTTTTACATAAGAAAGTTAGTAAACTTTCAACAAGGAATAAGTTTTTAGAAAAAAAACTAAGAAGATACAGATATGAAAACAATAATATTAGGACCACCAGGAACGGGGAAGACAACCACGTTGTTGAACTTAGTGGACGAGTTCATTCAGCAAGGGGTTAGACCTAAACAAATAGGTTACTTTTCCTTTACTAAAAAAGCTGCAAAAGAAGCAGCGAGCCGGGCGTCGGTAAAATTTGGATTGGATGTGGAAACAGATTTATCTAATTTTAGAACGTTACATTCTTATGCTTTTAGGATGTTGGGAATGAGTAAAGAAAAAATGATGAAGATAGAAGACTATAGAGAATTCGGGCAAAAATGTGGCATACCCATTAGAACTGCAAACTACTCAGCAGAAGATGGTACTTTTAATTCAGATAATGAATATCTTACAATTATTAATACGGCAGCAGTAAAGAGAATGGATTTATTAGATTACTATGATTCAAGAAAGAATCTTTTAGATATTGAACGCAATACTTTATTCCTACTTGCAGAAGAACTCAAGAGATTTAAACGAGAAAAAGAACTCAAAGATTTCAATGACTTATTAGAAGATTTCATTAAAAAAGAGATTAACCCTAGCTTTGAAGTATTGTTTATAGATGAGGCACAAGACTTATCTTTAATCCAATGGGAGATGGTACGAGCTATTTGGAAGAACTCTAAGAAAACTTACATTGCAGGAGATGATGACCAGGCTATCTTTAAATGGGCTGGGGCGGATGTAGATCACTTCATTGCTTTAAAAGAAGAAGTAGACGACATCAAAACATTAGAACAATCTTATCGTATTCCAGGCGGTCCTATTCATGAGTTGTCCCAAAAAATTATTAGTAAAGTAGAAAACAGATTTGATAAACAATACAAACCTAGAGATGAAATAGGTATCTTAAAAAGATACTCCGACATCACACAGATAGATATGTCAGAAGGAAATTGGTTAGTACTGTCTTCAGCCAACTATTTTTTAGATGATGTGAAAGAACTATGTGAATTAAGGGGTTGGTATTATCAGTACAAAGGACAAAACTCTATTAGCTTAAAACTATTGTTAGCACTTAATAATTGGGAATCATGGCGTAAAGGATGTCACTTAAACAGTTTAGAGATTAAAAATATATATGAGTATTTAGGATTCAATGTCTTGGAAGGTTTTAAAAAAGGAAAAACATTACATGCAGAAACCAAATACACGCTACAAGAGTGTATGGAACAGTATGGATTAAATACAGATAAGGTTTGGTATGAATCATTTGAGGGTTTAGATACTATCACAGAAAATTATATCCGTAATATGAGAGCAAATGGTGAGATGATTAATAAGAACCCTCGTATCATAATGTCCACTATACATGGGGCAAAAGGAGGAGAGGCGGATAAGGTTTTATTACTACAGGACTTAACCAATGCAGCCCTAGAAACGTTTAGTCATGATCCAGACGAATTACATCGTTTGTTTTATACAGGGGCAACAAGGGCTAAAAAAGAATTACACATAGTAGATCCAAAGAACTTTGATAGGGCTTATCTATTATGATGTTCCAATATGAGATAGGGGGAACTCCTAAGGGGTAAGTAGTAGTACCCTGCCGATTAATCTTAGACATTAGATGAAGGCGAAGTTGATTCGGAATCTTATCTCATAATAAATATGTTCATTTCCGTTAAATCAACAACTACTACACTAACTTAAAGGAGAAAAATGAAGATAATAAAAATAGAAAAAAACAAAAATGAATATTTCATTGAGTATAAAATAAAAAATGAAATTTTTACATATTATGGAAATGCAGAAGAATGTTTAAAAGAACTGAAAGGAATACTCAATGACTAATAAATCAATGTTTGAACAACTAGTACCCAACACTAAACAAGAAGGTGGGGATCATTATATGAAACATAAAATTCAACCCTATACATTTATCACTGCCAATGACTTGTCTTTTTTCCAGGGTAATGTTATAAAGTATGTGGTTCGTTATAAAGATAAAAACGGAGTTGAAGATTTAAAAAAGATAATTCATTATTGCGAATTAGAAATAGAAAGGTTGGGAAATGAAATTAAGGAATAAAATATTAGACATAAGCAATCGCATTACCCAAGGACATGAAAAAGTATTTACTTGGTTAGCTAAGAAATCTAAAACTAGTTTGTGGTTTACTTTTCTGTTAATGTTTATGGCTCTTTATGAAGTGGTAGAACATTTTATTATTCCCGCTCTTTTGATTTGGTGGGGATTACAATGAGACACACCCAGATACCTTTATTCTCACCGGACACCGAATGGGTGATGCCAGATGAACTAAAGGATTTACGCGGGCATAAAGAAATAGCCATTGATTTAGAGACAAATGATCCGCATTTAATGGAGCTCGGATCGGGGAACGTGGTTGGAAGAGGCCATATTGCAGGCATTGCAGTAGCTGTAGAGGGCTGGTCTGGTTACTATCCGATACACCACGAGTCTGGTGGTAATATGGATAGAAGTTTAGTTCTGAGATGGCTTCAAGATATTTTAAAACAAGAAGATACTACCTTTATTTTTCACAATGCAATGTATGATGTTTGTTGGTTACGTTCAGCAGGTGTTACTATCAAAGGTAAAATTGTAGATACTATGATTGCTGCATCTTTGATTGATGAAAATAGAATGAGTTATCGTTTGGATACCTTAGCAAAGTTTTATGTTGGTATAGGTAAAGATGAAAAGATTTTACAAGAAGCCGCAAAGGATTATGGGCTGGATCCTAAAAAAGATATGTGGAGATTGCCAGCGCTATTTGTAGGTCAGTATGCAGAGCGAGATGCGGAAGCAACTTTAAAACTTTGGAAGAAATTAGAAACAGAATTATACCTTCAGGAACTGTGGGATGTATTTAATTTAGAAACAAAATTATTTCCTTGTCTTGTAGATATGAGATTCAAAGGAGTACGGGTGGATCTTGAAAAAGCATCTCTTATTAAAAAAGATTTGATGCAACGAGAACTAAAAATAGTCAATAGAATCAAAGACTTAACAGGTATTGAGGTGGAAATACATGCAGCAAGATCTATCGCAAAAGCATTTGATAAACTAAAATTACCTTATGATAGAACCGAAAAAAGTGATGAACCAAGTTTTACTAAAAACTTTTTACAAAATCATCCCCATGAATTAGCAAGATGTATCGCAGACGCTAGAGAAATAAATAAAGCACACACCACTTTTATTGATTCTATTACTAAGCATGCAGTGGGGGGAAGAATACACGCAGACATCAATCAAATAAGATCCGACCAGGGAGGAACAGTTACAGGTAGATTCTCTATGAGCAATCCAAACCTACAACAAATTCCTGCGAGGCATCCTGAAATTGGTCCTATGATTAGATCTATTTTTATTCCGGAAGAAAAACATGTGTGGGGATCTTTTGATTATTCACAACAAGAACCTAGAATTTTAGTACACTATGCAAAACTTCAAAACTTAGAAGGAGTGGATGAAATTGTGGAAGCCTACAATCAAGGAGATGCAGACTTTCACCAGGTCGTTGCAGACATGGCAGGCATCGAACGTAAGCAAGCTAAAACAATTAACTTGGGTTTAATGTATGGAATGGGTAAAAATAAATTAATGTCCGAACTAGGATTGATGAAAGAATCTGCTGAAAAATTAATTAAACAATACCATACCAAAGCTCCGTTTGTTAAAAAGTTAATGGACAACGTAACTAGGAAAGCAGAGAACTATGGAAAGATTAGAACCCTAGGGGGAAGAGCATGCCATTTTGATTTATGGCAACCCCGTGAGTTTGGAGTATATAAACCACTACCTTTAGAATTAGCCAGGAAAGAATATGATGAACCTTTACAAAGAGCATTTACTTACAAAGCATTAAATAAATTAATACAAGGATCCGCTGCGGACATGACTAAGAAATCTATGGTGGCTTTATATGAAGCTGGAATTATTCCCCATATTCAAATTCATGATGAGGTTGATATATCTGTTTCCTCCAATAAACAAGCTGAACAAATAATAGAAATTATGGAATCTGCCGTAACCTTAAAAGTACCTAATAAAGTAGATTATGAACAAGGTGCCAATTGGGGTGACATCAAATAGTAATGATGATAAGGTCTTGGAATGCCGGTTAAAAAAAGAAAAAGATTTAAAGAAGAGCTTAGTTTTGATATTGATATTGTAAAAGGGGTTTGTCCCCATTGCGACCAATTTACGGCCTTAGTTTCTATTGTTAAAAATTATTATAGATGTAGTACTTGTGGAGAAGACACAAAACAACATGTGAATGGTTCTATTAGATATCTTCCACTTAATATAAAACCTTATCGAGATTTAAAAGAACATGGCGAAAAAGAATAACGTAGTACACATAGCTGGGAAAAGAAGAAAACGTCCTGGGCGACACTCTAAAAAACATAAGGGTCCGAAAAGATCGGAACGCGGACAGGGATTTCCTATTTAAACACCTAGTTTAGATTTATTTTCTAAACAAGTAGAGTATATATTAGTAACAATAATATTGTTTTCTATAGCTATCTTTGCCATTTCTTTTCTTTTTTTAATAGAAGCATTGTTACATTTTTTTTCTGTTTCATAGTAAATAGGCGGGTTTTCTACCATAGGTATACATGCTTCTTGGCCAATTGGGCCAATATGGCACAGCATAACTATCATAATAAAGGTTTCCATGGTCTTAACTAATTAGGTCATAAAATTCTATATTATATATACTTGTTTGGAAACATAAATATAGGGAAAGAATGTTGCCCGCCCCGATGAGATCAGGACGAGCAAACAAAAGGTGTGAAGAGAATTTATTTATACTCTAAAATAATATGTTTGACAAGTATTGAATTATTGGTATAGTTTCCCATATAATATAAAAACAAACAGAAAGAAAAAATATGATGACAATGGAAGAAGTGACTAAATGGGTTTCAACTGCTAAAAAAGGTGAAAAAACTATGTATTATAAAGGTTTTTTTGTTGAAGATTCTTTTAAAAGTTTTGAAATGAGAGAATTTTCAAAAAATCTTTTAGACCTTGAAAAGAAAACTAATTTATTTATTTTATATCAAAAAAAAATTGAAGCAGGTCATGAAAGAAAAAAACCAATTTATGAATATTGCAT